CCGACGATATTCGATACTATTTAGAGATAGTCCTTACGTGCGTGATGCTCTGGAACTATTTTCCCAAGTACGATCCGTAGAAGTCCGTCTTCGAATACAACGTCCCTGACTTCTGTGTCGTCGGATAGAGTCCACGCTCGTTGAAAACTTCTGCTAGCCAGTCCCTTGTGGATAAACGTCCTCTCTGTCTCGGTGTCTGCTTTTTGTCCTTCGACAAAAAGTTTTCCATACTCCGTGAAGACATTGACCTCTCCTTTTTTAAAACCTGCTAGTGCAATCTCTAAATGAGATTCCACATTATTTATTTGGACCAAGTTATATGGAGGATAATTCGTTGTAGTTTCATGAAGATTAAACAGACGATCAAAGTATTCGTCCATTCCAATGCTGTTCTTAGTAATCCTGTCCATCAAAGCAGGAAGATCTGCAGCGGTATAACGCTGGTTGTTCATTATGGTAGCTCCTTTAAAAGCGAGTTTGTGTTTTGTGGACCCTTTCGGCATCCACTACTAATTATACAAGAAGCACAAAAAAAGCGGGTGGTGAAACCCGCTCTTATCATTCGGTTTCTTCTACACGCTTCTTCTTGGAACCAATATTATACTTGGTTTCCAGAATCCATTCCCCCTTGTCCTTATAAGCAAGGACCTTGATTTGATTCAAAGGAGCAATGTCCTGAATCTTAGCAACATCAACAATCTCAATCAGTCCCCAGTCAGCAAGCAACTGAGCAATACGATTGCGACGTTGGACATCATTCACCGTCAGGTTTGCGTGCTTACCATCAAGGGCAAACAATTCCTTAAAGTGAACCAGATAATACCTTCCTTGCTTATGAAGAATATGGCAAGATTGGTAAATCTTCTTTTCTTTTCTTGAAGCGACTCCGATACGAGTCAGAGTTTCACGCACTTTCAAAAAGTCATCGGGTTCATTGAGAACCACTTCAACCATTTGTTCAGGCGACCACTTCACTTCAGGTTCTTGAACGACACTCATTTTTTTCCTCCAGTTTCAAATTTCGATTTTATAAAATTAAGTTGTTCTTCTGTTAGAATCCTCAAAGCTTGTTTTGCCTTTTCATTACTATAACCATAATAACGTTTGACATAATCAAGATCTTTGATTGTATCTTTTCGGAGCCAGGGAGAAAATCTCTTCTTTTTCCTCAGACTATTTAGAAGAAAATCATATTGAAGTTTTTTGGGGAGGAAATGATACTGGTTCATCTCATTAGCAAAGAGAACAGCATCAAGGTGTCCAGAGAAACAACGATTCACAATGTAAGGAGGATATTCCTTCTCAAGTGAAGGGTCTTCGTCAATTAGATTCTGTTTCGTCTGATTGATCGAGTTTAACCAGTCCTTCAATTCCATAATTAAAAAGTAGCAGTTCCTTACGTTTCTTTTGCTCTCGCATGTATTCACCAACTGACCTCATTGTATAAGTAAGGTCAAACTCAGCAGCACTCCAGTCTTTGAAGCGGTCTTTGACTAACTGGTCAGAGTTATAACTAATCAACTGATCAAGACTACAAGCAGAGCAGTCAGCAGCAAACCTATCGTGATCAAATCCTTTGTGCATTGATCCCTTACGCCCATAGAGGTTATCCTTAATATCATAAGGAGGATCAAGATATACAAAAGCATTACCTTCAGCACCAAGTAGGTAATCATAGGAGTAATTAGTTATACGCCACTTCTTGATTATTTCTGAATAACCTGGCAGTTTATCAATACCTCTGATGGTGAAATTATTGTCGCTTGCTTGGGCGGAGAATGAGCTGGCTTCAGTAAGACCTGAGAAAGAGCACTTATTAACAATATAGAAGGAAACAGCACGCTGGAAACTTTCACTGTCGTCCAAAGGTCGAGCAAGATATTTTTTGGCGTCAAGGAATAAGTTTTTGGCGCTGGTGGGATCGACATGACTATATTTTAGTTGTAGCAATTCATCTCTCATCTCACGACCAAACATCTGGAGTTGCTGCCAGAAGTTGACCAATGGTTCATAGAGGTCATTAACCCAGATCTTCACGTCTGGGTATTTCTTGGTGATATGAATAGCAACGCTACCACCACCAAGAAAGGGTTCACGAAACTCACCATACTCCCTGAGGTCAGGGAAGTATTGATCCATCTTGGTGCAGGCGCGGGACTTACCGCCTGGGTAGCGTAATGGTGTTTTCAGCGACTTCATAATCTTTAGGGTGATACTTCAAATATTCATGGAAGGTAAGTTTCATTTCCTTCTCAGTCATACCACAATGTTTTGCGGCAGCAGGTATAGTCATTTTAGCACGAAACAATGCTTCATTTGCTTCCTGCACATTCTCAGGAGTAGTCTTCACTTTTGGTTCTACCAACTTTGTTTTATCAATGACTAATAGTCCCATTATTAGGTCCTCCTACAAGTTCTCCAACCAAAGTATGAGTGAGAAGATTTACACTCTCAGCCATAACACGATACCCAGCACCGACATAAAGTTGACCAGTAACTACGGCAACTGTACAAACTCCCCAGAAGTAATAATACATCCTGGACTTTACTTGATGATGTTTGTTTTTCATTTTAATTCATACTCAACTTGTTTTCTTCGATAATGATTTTGTAATGGTGTAACCCATCTCAAATTATCAATAGAATTATTTGAAGGATCATTATCGATATGATCAATAAATGCAGTGTCTCTTACCCACTGTTTAAAACACTCTGGTGCACTATCCCATTCATCTGCTAAAGATTCTGGTGGATACTTATCAATTGGCTTCCATGTTTCCATGACCGCTCTATGAATGTCTATACGAATTTTAGATGTAGTAAAATTGTACTTTTCTTGAATTAGAGTACTGGTTCCTGCAGAATGTTCAAAATCCTCATAGAATCCTCTAGGGACACGACATGCCGTTGTTAAGCATTTAAGACGTTTTCTTCCACTAGCATAGTATTCAAAGTTCTGCGTGTGGGTCATGAACTTATTTGATTTTGAACTGTATATCTCACCCTCTTTGGAGACATAGTATTCAGGAATTTCTTTCCCAAATCTAACCAATGGTTTGAATCTCTCTTCACCAAAAATGTTTAGCATAATCAGTTCCTCTCAATAAAGGAACGCATTTCCTCCGCAAGTCTGTGAATTTCTTCATCACTAGGGTAGATTGGATAATCTCCAGGATCTTCTCCTTTATCAAGGAGAATATTGTAGCGATTTTCTTCCGCATTATAGCGGTTTACAAGACGACTTTCTGCCTGCTGGAGAAGTTCCCAGCGCAGGTCGTATGGATTACGAGCCATAGTTTTATTAAAGTAGTATGTGTTTGATTTGTGTCTGTGTGTCTGTGTGTAAGATATATCTTACGCGACTAACATCAAATCTGTTTTATTTATACCATTATTTAAAATTACACTCCACCATAATCTCTGTTAGGCAAGCAAGCATGTTAATTTCTTGGTCCGCTACGAATGCCGCCTGATACTGATACTTAGCAAGCACAAGCACAGCAGCAGGAACGCTATTGTTTTCAAGGGATGTATAACAAGCATCGTAAATACGACGCATAAGTACAGTAGTATCATTGTCCATGTTAGATACCACCCACTTCCGAACTTCGGGGAAGTTTTTTTCTTTGAGGTTTTTGATGAGGTCATTTACAGCAACATCGGAGAAAGTAGCAAGAATACCAGCGTCAATCTTTCCACTGACAGAGTAACGCTGACACTCATTCAGCACTCGCCGCCAATCGGGGAAGTGCTTATTAACAAGCTCTACCAGGACCTTGTTATCAGATTCAACACCTTCTGCAACCAGGATTTCTTGGAGACGCTTAAAGAATTGTGCTGCGATTGCTTGTCGCTCCTTTCCTTTGATGGAGAAGTCAACGACTGCGCATCGGCTGTGGAGGGGTTCAAGGATCTTGTTCTTGTAGTTACAGGTGAAGATGAAGCGGCAGTTACCAGCAAACTCCTCAATAAACGCCCGTAGGAGGAGTTGTACATCGTTGGACGTGTTATCTGCCTCATCAATGATGATGACTTTGTGTTTAGCATCCGCTGTAAGTGATACGGTCGAAGCGAAGTTCTTCGCATTGTTTCGGACAGTATCCAGGAATCGACCTTCATCGGATCCATTGATGACATAAACATCTGCTCCCAGTTCATTACACAGTGCCTTAGCAACCGTGGTCTTACCAATACCAGGAGGACCAGCGAGAAGCATATTAGGAATCTCGCCCTTATTTAGAAACTCCTTGAACATCTGCTTAGCAGAGTCGGGGAGAATACATTCATCAATAGTTTTGGGGCGATATTTCTCAACCCAAATAAAATCACTCATTATCAAATCCAATCAGGTTTTTTCAATACAGAGGCAGGAACAATTTCCCACCATTCACTCCCATCAAAAATATACAACTTGTGCGTATCTTTGTCAAGGAAAACATCACCCTTCTGGTAGTTCATCAAGAACCTCAATGTGGGATAAAAACGGTGGAGGCATATTCCACCACAATACCTGGGCATCTTCCCAGTTATCAAAGATTATAAAGTCACCATCAGCTTTGACGACTTTATAACGATGACGGAGATAAGGCTCTTTAGATGTCTCAGTAAAATACCGAGAGTCCTTTTTATCAATTAGTTTCATACCCATTCTGGTTTGCGTTGGGGCATACGAAGATAGTTGTCTTTCACCCAAGGTTTGGATGCGATATACATCTTGTATGCGTCAAAAGTGGAAATACTAGTATCAAACTTGTATTCCTCAGGCATTGCTCGTGCGAAGGGAGTCACGTTAGTAAGTTTTCCCTTGGGGAAAAGATAGTAAGCGTGAGTAAGAGTCCCCTCACAGGAGTGAGTCTTATTATAGCGCAAACTGTACTCCGAACACAAGTTTAGTCCCCACTTGATGAGCCAGTAGGCATTATCCACCGTCTCAGCCGCCCATTTCGTACATGGATGGTTTCGGAATGCTCCTTTCTGTGTCTTGTAGGCAGTGCCGTCTTCTTTGGGAAGAATCCCATAATCATGATACCAGGGAGAAGCAATAATGCTAAGCATTTGGCAGCATTCTAGCGGCATTTTAACAATATGTTTGTCGGGGAGACAAATGGCGCTTTCAGCAGGGAATGGATCAGTAACAAAGATGTTCACTGGAAGAACTGACTTATGTATCTTACACCCCAGTCTAATGCCTGAAGCGGAATATCGGAAACATTTTGTGCCAGAATGTCTTTTGCTGTAACAATTCTCTCTTTACCTAGAGCACAAATACAAGCACCAGAAGAACGCATGTACTCATTAAGATCATCATCGTTTCCATGTTTAAAACCGCTGATGTAGATATCTCTAACTTCTCTCAACAGTTTTTCTGTTTCTGGTTCAAATGTGATGGTTTCCTCTTTCAAAGGAATTTGCATCCTCTTCATACAGGACATGCTGAACTTCATTGCCTTACGAGTCTCATAGGTAGAGTAAGCAAAGATTTGCTTGTCCCTATAAGCGTATTGCATAACTCCATTGGAGCATTCCATCACACGAAGGATAGCAACTTTATCCTTCTCACCATCAGACAAGTTATTAAAAATCGTGCTCCAGTCTTTCATTCAAGTGGTCTCACAAACTCATTAGAAACAATGTCTCTGGCGTCCATTGCCTCATACATGTATGTTACACCAGCACGAGGAACTGTGTGGTCGCCACAAGTGAAAACGTCACATACCGCCATACCAACCTCTGGCCAAGTGTGAATGCTGATATGAGACTCAGCAAGCAGAGCAACAGCGGTTACACCCTGAGGATCAAACTTGTGGGAAGAAAGATCCAGCAATGTGCTCTTACAGAGTTGTGCTGCTTTTACAAGCACATTGCGAACGTGTGCCTCATCATCTAGCAACCCATATGGGCAAGACTTGAGGGTAAAGAGAATGTGTCTCATCAACCGAAAGTGGAATCAGGTTCCAGAGCGATGTAGTAAGTAAGGTTGTATTTGGTATTGGTGAACTGAGAGAGCAGTTTAGAGGAGACAACAACATCATAGGCACCAGGAATGATCTTGATGTTTTCTACCTTGAAGTTGAAAGTAAACTCTTGGTCGGTCTCACCAACGACGATAGCATACTCGTTAGAAGTATCGTTCTTCTTATCACGAACCACCAGTTTGATAACACCTGCTTCACCAACAGCAGACAGGTCAGGCAGTTGATAGACTGCTGCTGCCTTCACCAGTTTCTCCAGAGATGCGCTATCCAGTTGGAAGCAAACGTCTTGAGAAGGAAGTTGAATATCTTTCTCAGGAGGAGCGATAATTACGTTTGGGTCTGCAAAGAAATACTTCACACGACGCTTACCTTCACGGATGCTGAGGTAGGAATCTTCCTTGAAGTCAAGGTCAGGATCAGCATGAAGACTCAGACCATTCAGGAACTGGTTAAGATCGTAGATTGCAAAGTCACGAGGAAACTCTTCGGTAATGTCTGCCTCAGCTAGAATGTTCTTGGCGACCGAAATAGTGCGAAGTTTGTTACCCCCTTTCACAAGAATAGAGTTGTTGATACCCGCAAAGTTCTTCAGGATAGTCAGGGTATTATCAGAGAGTTTCATTGTCTTTTCTTGGATTTTCATTGGTTGTAAGTTTCACGAATAGCGTTCTTATCGTTGAAGTTCATAAGAAGAACTGCATAGTGCATGATCTTCATGATATCACGACGAGCACTACCTTTTTTGTCGTAACGAGAAGCATACTTGAGAATATTGCTGCGACAGAATGCCTCACCATCGCCACACGCTTCAATCAAGTCAAGCGTTTGAATCTTTTGGTCACCAGCAGAATAGTGTTGATTGTAAGTTCCACGAATATACTCAAGAAGTTCTTTTACAATTTCTTCTTCGTTGTATTTCCAAGGAGTGCTGGGGGATTGTTTAATAATGTCTTCGCTCATTTTGTTTTGAATCAAGAATTCATAGTCACTGTGACCCCATGGGGTCATACCATCATTGATGGAATAGGGATATTCGTCCATAATAAAGAAAGGCACTTTTTTACCTCCCCCAATTATATCAGAATACAGTTACCTGGTCAACTTGTTCGGCAGGGAGTTGGAAGTCAGCATCAACCTTATCATAGAGTTCCAAGAAAGACTGCTTAGTTTCGTCATCAAATCGGTTGACGCAAACTTGGATTGCTTTTGCCTTGTCGTTGAAAATACTATAAGCACGGATGATGTGAACCAGGCGGCGGGTGCTGATGATTTCTTCAATACCACCATCATAGAAAGTCTTGCGGATAATGTCTGCCCAATCAGTCAGACGCTTGCAGAAGTCACGGTCTTCCACTCCAAGGTCCAGAGAAACTCCTTCCAGAATACGCTGCTCGATCTTAGGAGAAGGATACTCTTGCTCAAAGGTCACAGGGAAACGCTCAAGGAATGCCTCATTAAGAACATTAGTGCCGATGAAGCGTCCATCGTCGCTACCCTTGCCCTTGGTATTAGCAGTGGCGATAACATTGAATCCAGCAGCAGGTTTCACCCAGCGACCGATCTTCTTAAGGAAGACACCCTTGCCTTCTAGAATGGACTGAAGGCAGAGGATTTTATTGGAAGCCAGGTCGATTTCGTCAAGGAGAAGGACTGCTCCCCGTTCCAGTGCTTCAATGACGGGACCGTTATGCCATGCAGTGTTCCCATCCACAAGGCGAAAACCACCAATAAGATCGTCTTCATCAGTCTCAATAGTAATGTTTACGCGAATGAATTCACGCTTCAGTTGAGCACACGCTTGCTCAACAGAGAAAGTTTTACCGTTACCAGAAAGTCCCGTAATGAAAGTAGGATAGAAAAGACGGGACTCAATAA